GGATCGCCAAGGGCGAGAGCCTGGCGGCGATCTGCCGTGAGCACGGCATGCCGCCGCGGTCGACGGTCGACGCCTGGAAGAGCTTCTATCCGGACTTCGGCGAGGCGTTCGCGGCGGCCCAGGCGGCGGCAGGCGGACCGGCGAGAGGCGGGCGGCCCAGCGGCTACAGCGTCAAGGCCGCGGTCGAGCTCTGCCGGCGGCTGGGCGAGGGCGAGGCGCTGCATATGATCTGCCGCGATCCGGACATGCCCTCGCAGAGCGGGTTTTACCTGTGGCTGCACAGGTATCCGGAGTTCGCCGAGATGTACGGGGTGGCCCGCGAGATTCAGGCCTATCGGCTGTTCGACGAGGTCCGTGAGGTCGCCGAGGCGGCGACGCCCGAGACCCTCCAGGTCGCCAAGCTGCGCATCGCGGCCATCCAGTGGCAGGCTTCGCGGCTGGGACCGAAGGCTGTCGAGAAGAGCCGCGAGGCGGCGGAAGGTCCGCAACCGTTCGCCATCGAGGTGGTGAACTTCCTGCCTGAGCCGGGCGTGGGAGATGCGGTGGAGGCAGATTGAAGCCGGATGCTTGGCCGGCAAGGTTGTCTGAGGAGGCATGCTGAAGGTTCTGGCTGCGGTCATGGTCCTGGCGCCCGGCGGAGAAGAGGCAAACCCGACCAGCGGCATTGCCGGCGCCTGGGAGCGATCCGGCTCCGCAAGAGATCGCGGACTGCGGGGGCTTCATTCGGTTCGATCCGGAGGGGACGCTCTCGCCCGAAGAGTATTTCAGGCTGTTCGACGACAACCCGCAGACGAAGAGCAGCGGGGAGGGGCGGCTGTCCTATCGAGCCTTCGGCGGCGATAGTCTGGTCCGCGAGGGTGACAAGCTAGAGCTCCGCGTCGAGGTCGGCGAGGTGAAGCTGGCCGACGGCATGGGCATGTGCGCGCAGCCTTTTCTGGTGACCCTACACGATCGGGGCGTGCTGACCGCCGGCGGCCGGGCGGCCGGGCGGCCGGGCGAGTGCAGTAGCCCCGCCCTGGCCCGTTCGGCGGGCCGAACCTTTCGACATCGGTGAGACGTGGACATACCGCAGATACCCAATCGCTGGGGCCCGCGGGCCTATCAGCGCGACCTCTGGAACTACCTGGCCAGCGGCGGCAAGCGCGCCGACGTGGCCGCGCATCGGCGCTGGGGCAAGGACGAGGTGGCGCTGCACTGGGCCGCGTTCTGCGCCGTGCAGAAAGTCGGGCTCTACTGGCACATGCTGCCCGAGGCCGGGCAGGCGCGGCGCGCGATCTGGACGGCGGTCAACCCGCACACGGGCAAGAAGCGCATCGACGAGGCGTTTCCCCTGGCGATCCGGGCGCGGACGCTCGACGGCGAGATGCGGATCGAGTTGAAGAACGGCTCGGTCTGGCAGGTGTTGGGCTCGGACAACTACGACAGCCTGGTCGGGGCGCCGCCCGTGGGCGTGGTGCTCTCGGAATGGGCGCTAGCCAAGCCCGAGGCCTGGACCTACCTGCGGCCGATCCTGGCCGAGAACGACGGCTGGGCGCTGTTCCTCTGGACCCCGCGCGGCCGCAACCATGCGACGCGCAGCTTCGAGGCGCGCGCCGCCGATCCGGCCTGGCTGACGCTGAAGTCGCCGGCGACCGTCACCGACGTCTTCACGCCCGAGCAGTTGGCCCGCGAGAAAGCCGAACTGGTCGCGGAGGCGGGATCGGCCGAGGAGGGCGAGGCGCGGTTCGCGACCGAGTATCTGGTCGATTTCGACGCCGCCGCTCCGGGCGCCTATTACGGCTCCCTGCTGCGCGAGGCTGGCGAGCAGGGGCGGATCGGGCGCGTGCCCTATGACCCGGCCCTGAAGGTCGACACCGCCTGGGACCTGGGCATCGACGACTACACGGCGATCTGGTTTTTCCAGCAAGCCGGGCGCGAGGTCCGCGCCATCGACTACTTCGAGACGTCGGGCGAGGGGCTGCAATCGATCGTACGAGAGGCTATCGCGGGACGGCCCTATGTCTATGGTACCCACTACCTGCCGCACGACGTGATGGTGCGCGAACTGGGCGCGGCCGGCCGCTCGCGCTTCGAGACCTTAGGCGGGCTGGGCGTGACGCCGATTGGCGTCGGCGTGGCGGGCGACCCGGAGGACCGGATCAACGCCGCGCGGCAGATGATCCCGATCACCTGGTTCGACGCTGGCCGCTGCGCGGTGGGGCTGGACCGGCTGCGCGCCTATCGCAAGCGCTGGAACAAGGCGACCGCGAGCTACGCCGGTCCGCTGCACGACGCCGCCAGCCACGGCGCGGACGCGTTCGGCGAGTTCGCGGTCAACCGGCGCGCGATGACGACACCTCGGCCAGCGGCGCCCCGCGGCGAAGGGCTGGGCTGGATGGCGTGAAGAAATCGCTGCGCCAAGCGATCAGGCGCGACCGCGCCTACCTTTGACAATCTGGAGATATTGGCATGAGCCTGGACGCAAGCGCGCCTGGCGAAGATCCCACACCGCCTGAACGCGGCTGGCTGTTTCGCCGACTCTACACCTACTTTGGAACCCTCCTGAACCTTTGCGGCGTCGGCGCAGCGTTAGCCAAGCTCGATGATCCGCAGGCCTTGAAGTGGATCGCATTGGCGCTGATCGGGTCTAACGTCGTGTTGGCGACGCTTTATCTGGCAGGGGCGACTGTGACCGACTGGGCCAAGCTGGCCGCTGCGGCGCGGGGCCTGCGCGTCGAGGACGAACTGCCGACCGGCCAGCAGGTGCGCCGATGAGCCGTGACCTCGTCCTCGCCGAACTGGCGAAGATCAGGGCCTCCGCCAATGCGCTGGAGGCCTTTTTTATGCGTGAGGCGCCGACGCCGGCGTCAACTGCGCCAAAGGGACTAGCGGAGCCGCCGCGGTTCTTCGAGCATTTGCGCGCCCGACCACCGCTTGGGCCGGCCTTGTCGCAAGGCGAAGTTGACGGCTGCGAGCGGATCCTGGCCGCATGCGCCGCCGCCGGCTTTCCATCCGCCTGGGCGGCCTATGCGCTGGCGACGTCCGTGCATGAGACCGCCGGCGCGCTGGCGCCCGTGCGCGAGTACGGCAAGGGCTCAGGGAAGGTCTATGGCAAGCCGGGCCGCAATGGCGGGCAGGTCGCCTATGGACGCGGCGATGTGCAACTGACCTGGGATGAGAACTACGAGCGCGCCGACCGCGAGCTGGGACTGAACGGCGCGCTGGTTGCCGACTACGACCTGGCGCTCGACCCGCAGATTTCGGCGCGGGTGCTGGTCGCCGGCATGGAGGGCGGCTGGTTCACCGGCAAGGGGCTGCGGCTCTACCTGCCCGAGGTCGCGCGGCGCGACCAGTTTGTCGCCGCCCGCAAGATCGTCAACGGAACCGACAAGGCCGAGCTGATCGCCGGCTATGCCGAGACGTTCCAGAACGCCCTGCTGGCCGGGGGCTGGCGCTAGACTTGCTCAGGCTGCAAAGAAGTTTACATTAGATCCAATTATGGATGGGGCTTTGAATGGCCAACGCGGCTCTGAAGATCGAGGAGAGCGCCGGATACGGCGTTGACGCGCTGCGCGATCCAGAGGCGCGGCGACGGCTGTCGGCGCCGGCGGTGGCGCTGTTCCTGCGCACCTGCGATCTCTGGGACCTGAAGGTCGAGGAACGGATGGCGATCCTGGGCGGGATATCGCGCCAGACCTATCACAACTGGAAGGCCGGCAAGGTCGGGGCGCTGAGCCGCGACCAGCTTGAGCGGATCTCGCTGGTTCTGGGCGTTCTCAAGGGGCTTCGACTTGTGTTCGCCGAGGATTCGCACGGCGTGCGCTGGCTGAAGGCGGACAATACCGATGCGCCGTTCCGTGGTCGCGCGCCGCTGCTCCTGATGACCGAGGCAGGGATGAGCGGTCTCTATGACGTGCGTCGCTATCTCGACGCCTGGCGCGGGGTGAAGTGAGTTTCGTGCGTGCGCGGGTCACGGCCCGCACTCATCGGCTGATCGCCTCGCGGTTCCCGACGGTCGGGGTGTTCGACGACATCGCCGCCAACGAGGACGAACTGCGCGTCGCCTTCTTGCTCGAGGACCTGACCAACCGTCGCAGCCACGCGCGGCTGGACGCCCTGCCGCCTGGCAGCGTGCCGTCTGGCGCGAGCGCGTCGATCGCCATGGCCGCGTTCGTGCATTGCGCGGAGGAGGGCGGGCGCTTCTCGGATGGGGCGCTGGGCGCCTGGTACGCTGCGACCGAACTGGCGACCGCGATCGCCGAGACGGTGCATCATCACGAGCGGCGGCTGCGCGCCTCGACTGGCGGCTTTCCATGCCGAATCCAGATGCGCGAGCTGGTCGTGCGGCTGGACGGCGATCTGCTGGACCTACGCGGCGGGGCTGGCGAGCAGTCTGAGCTCTATGACCGTGACGACTACTCGGCCTCGCAGAAGTTCGCGCGTGAGCGCCGCTGGCCGTTCGCCGAAGACGGCGAGGACGGCTTCGTGTTCGACAGTGTGCGGCGCGAGGGCGGGACCAACGTTGTCGTCTTCCGGCCGAGAGCTCTGCCGTTGCCGATCCGGCAAGGCGATCACTATGAGTATGTCTGGGGCTCGGACGGCGAGCTGACTGTGCTGAAGGTCAGCCTGGTTAAACAGTAATTGTTCCTGATTTGTTCTTGACATTCCCGGGAGAATGAACGACAGTCTGGGTATCGGTGATCAGTGCGCCCGGCGGCGCCGCCCGACGAAGGATTGAGCGACGGCGACGCTGGTCGGCGCCGTATCGACTGGGCGCCTGGCGCGCCGCCGAAGGAACCCCATGACCGACATTCTGAAGGACGCCCGCGAGGCGTTCGAACTCGCGCGCGACCACGAAGCGGAGAACCGGCGCGAGGCGCTGGACGACATCCGCTTCGCGCGGTTAGGCGAGCAGTGGCCGGCTAAGATCCGCCGCGACCGCGAACTGGACGGCCGGCCATGCCTGACCATCAACCGGCTGCCGGCCTTCATCCGCCAGGTGGTCAACGACGCGCGACTGAACAAGCCGGCCATCGTCTGCCATCCGGTGGACAGCGGGGCCGATCCCGAGACGGCGGAAATCTTCAATGGCCTGATCCGCAACATCGAGCAGAGTTCGGACGCGGAGGTCGCCTACGACACCGCGCTGGACTTCGCGGTCACGGGGGGCTTCGGCTACTTCCGGATCAACACCCGCTATACGCGGGACGACGCCTTCGACCAGGACCTGGTGATCGAGCGGGTGGCCAACCCGTTCTCGATCTACGGCGACCCCGCCTCGACGGCCGCGGACTCCTCGGACTGGAACACCGCCTTCGTGGTCGACACGATGTCGAAGGACGATTTTGCGGCGCGCTGGAAGGGCGCTCAGCCAGTGGACTGGGAGGCCGACGCCTATGCCGGCCTCGGCGGGCCCTGGGTCGAGGGCGAGCGGGTGATGGTCGCCGAATACTGGCGCCGCGAGGCGGTGGTTCGCCCGATCGTCGCCCTCTCCGACGGACAGGTCGTGACGCTGGAGGTCTATGAGAAACAGAAGGCGCTGTTCGACGCGATCGGCGCCCAGGTGGTGGGCCAGCCGCGGCCGGTGGCGAGTCACAAGGTCGTGCAGCGGATCATGACCGGCGCCGAGGTGCTGGAGACCGTCGAGTGGGCCGGCAAGTACATCCCGATCGTGCCGGTCTATGGCGAGGAGCTGCATGTCGACGGCAAGCGCCGGCTGCGCAGCCTGGTGCGGGACGCCAAGGATCCGCAGCGGATGTTCAACTACTGGCGCACCACCTCGACCGAACTGGTGGCGCTGGCCCCCAAGACGCCGTTCATCGGGCGCAAGGGCGCCTTCGAGACAGACGCAGCCAAATGGGCGACGGCGAATGTGCAGACCCATGCCTTCATCGAGTACGACGGACCCGAGCCGCCGCAGCGCCAGCCGTTCGCCAGCACGCCGGTGGGCGCCATTCAGGAAGCGCTGCACGCCGGCGACGATATGAAGAACATCATGGGGCTGCACGACGCCAGCCTGGGCGCGCGGTCGAACGAAACCTCCGGCCGGGCGATCATGGCGCGGCAGCGGGAAGGGGACGTGTCCACCTTCCACTACGTCGACAATCTGAGCCGGGCGATCCGCCATGCGGGGCGGATCCTCATCGACCTGATCCCGAAGGTTTATGCGACGCCGCGGGTGCTGCGGGTGCTGGGTCCGAGCGGGGAAGCGCAGATGGCGCCGGTGAACCAGCGCTTCGCCGCGCAGATCGCCGACGCGACCGGTCAGATCCGCAAGATCGAGAAGACCTACGACCTGGGCGTGGGCAAGTACGACCTGACGGTTCGGTCGGGGCCGAGCTTCACCAGCCGGCGGGAAGAGGCCGCGACCCAGATGATCGAGCTGATCCGCGCCTATCCGCCGGCCGCCCCGATGATC